TGACTTAGCAAATAGTTTATCTCTATCTTTTTGATCAGGTAGTGATAACCATTCTTCTATTTTGTTAGGATGTTCAGCAAACCATAACCATAGTTGCTGTTCAATGTCTTCACGTTCAACCATGTTGTACTTGCGTTTAAACTCTGAACCAATTTGCTTGACCATCGAATGGTACATTTCATAGATAGCTCCATTAGAACTCATATGTCTTACCCTCGACTACAAAAGATCGTCCATTGATAGGTACTACAACAGGAGTTACATTACCTCTACGTATGTAGAGAATAGTAAACGCTTGTTGCCAGTTAGCACTACCAGTATTTAGATAAGACGCTTGGCTAAGATCCATAAGGTGTCCGACTTCAACTCCGTAGAGACGACTGTGAATCTTGCCGTTGTAGCCTTGGTGCTCATGTTGAATTCCCGCACGATGTGTATGCCCACAGACAACTGAAGACCCAATTTTGCGAGCCAAAGCCAGAGCCGTCCCACCAGCTTGCCTTGAGATGTTGCCTTCATCTCCATGTGCCAGTACCCATCCTGGCGTAAACTCCCATAGTTGATCGTGATAGGTAATTTCGTTTTCGCTGTAATGTAGAAGCTTGGAGTATTCCAATTCCCGCAGACTTGCCAACGCTGGGGCGTATCTTTTAACATAGTTCTCAACTCGGTCACCGTGGTTGCTCCTCATAGTATGGAAAGGCTTATCGCCTAACTTGTTTTTAAATTCTTTCATAATGGCAGCAGTACGATCTAGTCCTGCTTGTAAAGTTCCTTCAAACTCTCCAACTAAACCTTTGTTCCATCTAGATGGTTCAGGACTATCTGCTTCATCACCAACACAATAGAGTTCATCAGGCTTGTAGTCACCTACGAAGTTTTGTACTGCACGTACAGCACGTGGATCATGGTAAGGTATCTGCATATCAGGTATCACTATAACTGTTTTCATATTTACCTACTTACTAGTATCCCATTTGTCAGCAAGTACTAATAAAGCAATGATGGCATAATTTAGGATGTCAATGAATGTATCTTCAATAGTTTCGTTCTTTGGTTTTTTATGATGTGACAATAGATTGTTTAGTCTTGCTACTTTGTCGTGCAGTCGTACACTTAGTCCGTTCAGTGGTCCACCTGGTGCATCAGAGATGTTTGTTGGTCCATAATCTTCATGTTTTTTTACTAATAGTTCAACAGCTTTAGTTACTATTTCCATAGCTTCAAACTCTAGAGATGGTTTTATTTTAGCGTTGGTCTTTTTAATGTTAGCGTAAGTCCGTTCGCATATTTGACATCCACAACTTGTAAACCCATGTTGACTAGGCTTTGGAAGATATGGTTTATTTCCTGTTCGCTGAAGTCTTGCACTTTTGTTGTACTCCTTATACTGTCTTTCGTGTTGTTCTAGTTCCCATTGGTCACTTAATTTGTAATCGTCTTTATCTTTTTGTTTCATGCTGCAATCTTTTCTGTGAAGTATCCAGATCCATTACGTAAGTACATTGAGTTAACGTCCTCACCTTCAGGCATCTGCATAATAATAACACTATTAAACTCTTTACTTAGATTCTTTGCAAAATCAGAGCCAGGCTGATCACCATCAGCAAACACATAGATAGTTTCAAAGTCTGCAAGTAACCTTCCGTAGTGCCGTTTCCAAGCATTAGCTCCAGGCACACCCACAGCAGGAATACCGCAAGAATAACTAAGAGTGATAGCATCTATTTCTCCTTCACATACTGCTATAAAATTCCCTGCATTATGCAGAGCATTTACATTGTACAATCTAGTAGAAGTTCCTGGCATACCCATATACTTAGGTTCTTCTAATCCCATTGATCTAAATCTTACATCTACTACACCTGTTGGTGTTAAGTATGGGATAGCTAGTCTATTTACAAATGATTCTTGTCCTGCTAGTGGATCAACGACGACTCCTAATCGAATTTTTTGAGCCGTCTCTAGACTTATTCCTCGCTTCGTTAGGTACTCTTCTGCCAAGGGAAGATACTCCTCGTAATGACTTGTAGCTTTCTCCAGTAATACTTTCTGCGATCTTGATAGCTTCACCGTATTTTACTCCTTCATGTATTTTGATAACGTTGAATGCATTTCCTTTTACTCCACATCCGTGACATACAAAGATGTTATCTGTAATTGATACGCCTGCAGATGCATGGCTATCATCATGGAATGGACACTTAATCTTTTGCCAACTGCCATAGTCTCTACGTAATCTACCACCGTAGTGCTCTATGATTGCAGCAATAGGTGGTACATCCATTAGTATCCTGCTTCCTCTATTAGTTTAAACCATACTTTTACTGGCATGGTTGCATACCACAGACCTACATCTGTAGTACCTTTCTTCTTGTGAATCACTACACCTGTGTCAGCTTTATCATTAATCATTTCAATTTCTAGTTCTTTTAACCATGCTGATAGTTCCATCTTGACACAGTTTTTTACTTCGAGTACAACTCCAGGCAGACCTGCAATATCACCTCGATCATTGACTCCGTTAAGGGATCTTCTTTCCACATGTTTTCTCCCCTTACTTAGTAACCAATTAACTACTGCTGTTTCAGCAGATGTACCTTTCTGTTTAGATTTACTCATCGTCGTCGTCATACTCTGGTTTGTTATTGGTATCCCAATTAATACGCTCCATTTGGCACTCCTAACTCTACTATTTTTAGATGCTGTTTGTATCTAATGTCATTTGAAATTGCTAACTCAGCTTTTAATCCACGGTTAGCTGCTCGTAAAAACTCTATATCATCTAATGCTTTTTGATATAGTTCTTCTGTTGTTAGTTCTGGTTTTGGATTAGGGTTGTCACGTACGTATGCACCGTTTATACCTTTCATCTTGCTTCCTCTAAGTCTGCTATGAACATATACTCTGGATTAAACTGTAACCATACTGGTGTCTTACCAGACTGGTCTGCTCTACCGTATCTATTCTTTACTGCAGCTACACCTAGTAGTCCGTTACCACTCTGCCCAACGGTAAGGATTAGTGCAGGTAACTGTGCTACTTTGCCTTGCAAGGATGATCTTGGTTGGCATGGGTCTCCGACATAACCTTCTTGTGTGTGATGTAAGACTAGGATAGCGGCGTTGGTATCTCTTGCTAAGTACTTAAGTTCTTTAAGTGCACTACGCATGTTACCGAATTCTTCTCCGCCATCCATACTAATATCCATAAGGTTATCTATAACTATTAGGGCAGGTGCTTCTCCAAGTAACTCTTCAATCGCGGTAACCTCGTCGTCGATATCACTAAGACTAGGGGCAGAATCAAAGCTCCAATAAATATGGCTGGCAAGAGCAAGATTATTCCTAGAATTGATTGGATCTTCCGATATGATTTTTTCTGCTTCACTCTGACTTACTCCCGTGATCATTGAATATAAACGCATAGCCATAGTATGAGCATTGGTATCTGCTGATAGGTATAGCGTTGGTGCTTGCATACGTAATGCTAGGGCTAGTGCAAGTGTTGACTTACCTGCACCTGGTGTGCCTGCAATCATACTTACTTCTGCTCTACGCAATACGATTTGGTTAGTGTCGAATGTTCTGAATACTGTAGGCATTGGCTCACCACCAATGTCAGGACGACCTACTGCTCTACTTAATGTTTTCATTTATCTCCCAATAAATAATTGACTAGGTAGGTAGTCTTCCTCATAAACTACACTACCTAGCCAAATCTATTTTAGAATGTAGCAAAGTCCGCATCGCTAGGCTTGAGGTAAATAGCCTTGCATTGATCTGGTGTACCTTTAGGGGTTGGACACATGTAAGCTTTGTAAGGTCCGTATGGTCCTACACCTTCACGTTTAGTCATAACTCCATGGATACAAGTCCTGCTGGCTGTGCCTGTTGTTACTGTATTACCATTTGATGGAGGTGCTACTGGTGCAAAGGTTGTTGGTGTCTCACTAATTACTGTGCCACCTAACGCATTAACCACTGCATCAACTCCTGATCTAGGTTGACTGGGCTGACTTGGTTGTACTCCAAGAAACAATTCTTCCATGGCAGCGATGCTGTTATTAATT